TGAAACGGTTAAATCAAAGTCCAGTGGGAGCCAAACGAGCCACTCGACCCCAAATAACCCAGTGGGGGCCAAACGAGCCAGTGGGGGCTTAAATGATAATGAAAATGATAATGATTTAAAAGAAACTTCTCTATCGAGAAGCAAAGAAAAAGAAGAAGATTTTGGCAAAGACGTTGACAAGCCACTGACAGAACTGCGTGAAGAACTACTCTCAAATCAAACGTGGATAGAAACGCTATCGATGAACAACCACATCGACGAGAACGAATCGGGGTTATATATCGAGGCATATATCCGTAAACTCCAAAACGAGGGTATTGCAAGAAAAAGCGTCAGCGATGCACAACAACACTTTGCCCGCTGGTTAAGAATCGAACTAAAACGAGCACGAGATGAGCAATCCGGAATCCATCAAAAACCTAATTCAAAGACCAAACAGGAGCGATATGCAGAGTTTGCAAAAGCCATCGCCACCAAGCTGGAAACGGGAGATACTGGCAACCTACAATACGGGGGAGAATCTGCTCTGCCTTTTTAGCCCCGACAATCAAGGCCGCTATTGCCAGAGCCTCGAACGCTGCTTTATCGGCAAAGCTCCGAGCATAGCCCGTGTATCGAGGACGTTCGGGGGCCACATCGCCGAGTCGTGGCTGGAAATACAGCTTCTCGACCTCGCCGAGTTTTCGGGAGTCCGCAAGGACGGAATGACGGAAAAGGAATACGAGGAGATAGCCCGTATCATCATCTCCGGCTATGGTGATTTCAAGCTCACCGAGTTCATGGTATTCTTCCAGCGGTTCAAACAAGGGCTTTACGGGACGTTCTACGGAGTTTTCGACCCTATGGTGATAACAAGGTCTCTTCGAGAGTTCAGAGCCGACAGAGAGAAACTATTGCGGTTCTATGAGGGCAAGAAAAGGCAGGAGGAAAAGGAACGGGAATGGGATCTCCGTGAAAAGGAGAAAGCGACACCCGTACAGATTCAAGAAATTATCGACAAATACAGCAAAAAGGAAAGTTAAGTATGAAAGATATAGAGCTTTACAACGACTCATTCCAGAATTATAAAGTCTATGGTCTGCCAAAAGCGCAGCTGATTATAGCCGACGTGCCGTATAATTTGGCTAATAACGCCTACGCCAGCAACCCCGCATGGTATATCGACGGAGACAACAAAAACGGCGAGAGCGCATTGGCAGGCAAACAATTCTTCTCGTCCGACAGCGAGTTCCGTCCGGCCGAGTTCATGCACTTCTGTTCCAAAATGCTCGTGAAAGAACCGAAAGAAGCCGGCAAATCCCCCTGCATGATACTGTTCTGCGAGTACGAACAACAGTTCAAATTCATAGAGTTAGGACGCAAATACGGGTTAAATCACTACATACCGCTGGTTTTCCGCAAGGACTTCTCGGCGCAAGTGTTGAAAGCAAACATGAAGGTCGTCGGCAACTGCGAATACGGTCTTATCCTTTATCGGGACAAGTTGCCCAAATTCAACAACAACGGGAGAATGATTTTCAACTGCTTCGATTGGGTGAGGGACAACACCACGCCCAAATGCCACCCTTGCCAGAAACCTGTCCCGCTTCTCAAACGGTTGATAGAGATATTCACGGACAAGGGAGATGTTGTCATCGACCCGTGCGCAGGAAGCGGCACGACCCTGTATGCGGCAGCCTCATTGGGAAGAAAGGCGTACGGCTTTGAGGTCAACAAGCAATTTTATAACGACGCAAATGAAAAAGTTTTGAAAAGAATACAAGTCAGTTTATTTCAATAAATTATAAAAATCATACAGATATGGGAGAAATAGAACTTATGAAAGGAGGAGAGCAATGAGCAGGACAATTAATTTTCGTGGCAAACGATTCGATAACGGGCAATGGGCTTACGGCAATCTGATAATTGACGATAGCGGTAATTGCGAAATCGTAGATTACAAAAACAATCAAGAGATTAGATACGATGTCCGTGGAGAAACGATAGGTCAGTTCACGGGGCTGTATGACGACAACGGAAAAGAAATCTACGAGGGTGACATATTTCAAGTTAAGGCGTATGAACCCAAGTTTGAAGTCTATTTTAAAAATGGCGTGTTTGAATACCGTCAGATTGGTAGTTCAAACAGATCTTTTCCATTAAGAAGGATTTATTTTGATTCTTACGTTCTCGGCAACATCCACGACAACCCCGAACTACTGAAAGGAGACAAGCAATGATTGAACGATTAAAATGTTGTATCAACATTCTGTTTGCAAAGCAATATATCGTTTTTACGGCAGACAAATACAAGATGGGTAAGTTCGGATCAGGATATATCCGTACAACTAATAAAGCATTCTTACAAGCGGCCATTGAGGTTATAGAGGAAATAGATAGTCATCTTGTTGAAGTTAATGAGAAAAATTGATAAACAGAAATAATAATGTAAAAAACAAGGAGGAATTTATGATACGGAAAGTAGAAATGTACCAAGCCGTGTGCGATAATTGTGGTAAGGCTTGTATCAATGAAGATATTTGTGCATGGAGTGAAGAAAGTCAGGCCATAGAAGATGCTCTTTATATGGACTGGCAAATTATCGGTGATAGGCTATACTGTCCGGACTGCTTTGAATACGATGATGAGACAGACGAATACAAACCGATAAACAAGGAGAAATAGAGGTTGAAAGACTTAAAAAGAAAAGAATATGACAGTACAAGAATTGATTGATGAACTTATGAAAGTTCCAGATAAGTCAGCCGAAGTGTTTTATCTTTCAGATAGTGGCGATTTCTTTAATAATTTAAAAGTCTATTCTATGGGTAAGGTATATGGAGACGACGAGGTTACAGAAGTTTATCTAATTAATGGAGATTGAAATATGAAGAAAATAATGTTCAATGATAAATACAGACTCACGCAAGCCGTACTTGAAGGAAGAAAGACTCAGACAAGGCGGATAATTCCAAAAGATTTCTTCTCCCTAACATGGGATAAAAGAGACGACACATTGGTGTATGAAAACAGTATGGGTGATTTTATTGATATTCGGAATAGCAAGTATGCTTTATGCAAAGCTGGTGAAATCGTAGCCGTCGCTCAAAGCTACAATTCCTTTTACAATGATGAGTGCAATCCTAATTTATTCCCAAACGGTGCAGGCTGGACAAATAAAATGTATGTGAAGCCAGAGCTAATGCCACACAGAGTCAGGATAACAGCCGTAAGAGTGGAGAGGTTGCGGGATATATCTGATGTTGATTGTATGGCAGAGGGGATTAATTACTATGAGCAAGAGGGTTTTTCTTGGTGTTCAACGGGAAAATTATTTGATACACCTCGTGAAGCCTATGCTGCACTAATTGATAAAGTAAGCGGTAAAGGCACATGGGAGAGAAACCCCTATGTATTTGTGTATGATTTTGAATTGGTAAAGTGAAATTATGGAAGTAGATAAAATAGAGGCATTTGATTATATGCTCCACCTTTTTGAAGAGTGGCGGGATAATCATGAAACGATTAAGGGCAAGCCGTTTCCTAAACTTACAGCCATGAAGCTGCTGTTTTTGGCTGCTGCTCCTAAGAAAGATGGAGGCGATGACCTTTTAGACATATTCGATAATTTCTATGCTGTGCCTTATGGACCGGTAGAAATTGATGTGTATAATGCGATTCAGGAAAACAAACTTCCTTCATATACAGTTAATTATAGGCATATCGAACGAAAGGTTGATGAACTATACAAGCCAAGAAATACAACCGTATGGACCGGTAGAGAACATGGAGATCTTTATAATCGAATACGGGACGCTGTAAATGACCTGAGAGAGAAAAACGAAAAATTGGTATTACTAAATGCTTTTGAACTAGTAGAGATTACTCATAGATGGTCTAGTTGGAATCGGGCGATGGATTTTGCTGAATTTATGAAGCAATTGAGTGCCAAGATGTCTATTGATTCTATTAGGGATTCAAGCAAGATATTCGATTTAAAATGAAATATGATTACGGACGAACAAGGTCTTTTCCTCTTTTTACGTGATGTAAATATAGTTCGCAGGGCATACATCAAAGATTTAATACCAAACATAATGAGATAATCAATATTATAACTAAAAAGGAGAATAAAAATGACACTGAATGAATATCAGAAAAAGGCACTTGAAACAGCTCAATACCGGAGAGAATATAACATAATTTACCCGACACTCGGACTGACTGGAGAAGCCGGCGAAGTATCGGATAAAGTAAAAAAGGTACTACGAGACCACAACGGAGATTTCTCAGAAAGCATAAAATGCGAATTGGCAAAGGAACTCGGCGATGTGCTTTGGTATATCGCTACCCTCTCACATGACTTAGGATATACGCTTGAAAAAATCGGAGAAATGAACTATACCAAATTAGCTTCCCGGAAACAAAGGGGTGTGATTGGCGGAAATGGAGATAACAGATAATATTATAAAGCAATCATTGAAAATGAATAAAAAGAAAATCTACATCTCCCTACCCATTACCGGCAGGGACTTCGATGAAGTGGAAAGTGAAATACTATACGTTTCGGGAGTCCTCGAAATGAAAGGCTACCGTGTCGTCACACCGATAGACTTCGACGTGAACCCCGATTTGGACAAACCCTATCATGAACTTCTGGGAAACGATATAAAGGCACTTATGGAATGCGATGCGATATGCCTTTGCCCCGATTGGGAAAAATCCAAAGGCTGCCAGTTAGAACATTTCGTGGCCAAACTATGGGATAAGGAGATAATTGAATTTGAACGATTAAAATACAGTAAGATATGGAAAGAAAAGTAGGAGAAATATTTGAGTACAACGGTGAGTGGTATCAATGCATGGAAGGAACAGGATGTTATAGATGTGCCTTTTATGATAAGAATATTTGCATTGCTGATAATCCGCATTGTACATGTAGAAGTGATAAGAAGAATGTCATTTTCAAGAAACTTGAAAAGGTCGGAGACCCTTATGTTGCGTATGGATTAACAAGGCAAAAATATAAATTGCATGTTCCGTTGGTAATAACAAATGAAATTCTTGACGAAGATATATCATGCGATGAGGTAAATGGAATCATAGATATTCGAGCCAAACAAAACAAAGAAGATATGAAAGAAGAAAAACTCAACTTAAAAGAATTTAACCTTGAAGCAGCCAAAGCTGGTAAGCCAGTCTGCACAAGAGACGGAAGAAAGGTAAGGATTATTTGCTTTGACGCAGAATGTAATAAGCCAATTGTTGCTTTAATATACGATTGTAATAAAGAAACTGTTTTTCAATATCTTAAAAGTGGTAGATTTTTTGTTGACCAGATTGATAAATATGATCTCATGATGCTCCCCCAGAAGAAAGAGGGGTGGGTTAATATCTATAAAGATTTCGAGGATACAGTTTGTTGTATTTATTCAACAGAAAAAGAAGCTCTTGAAGAGAAAGAAACAGAAGAAGATTACATCACAACCGTTAAAATCGAGTGGGAGGAGTAACAATGAAGAAATTTTTATTGCTTTTATTGGTATCGCTTATACTAACAAGCTGCTATACAAATGGAGATACCTTAATTGCTGTAAAAGAAGCACACCCCGATAGTGAGATATACCAGATAAAGATAAATGAGTTCATACTTGTTGATTCCATAGGAATATGGTATGTGAATGCAAATATGGGTGTAAAAGAACCGTATACAGAAAAACAATTAGTTAAACTTTGGAATAATCATGGGAGAAATTGAATTTGGTAAATGTGAAATCTGTGGCAAAGAAGCACCATTAGAAAGGACTTATTTCTATTATCCTATTCATTGTGAATGCTGTGGTAGTAAGGACAAGAATGGACAAAAACAACATTTTGAAATGGTAGTACATTGCAAAGATTGTCCCGCTCCTATGCCCAAAGAAATACACCCGTTGCTCAAATCTATGCACGGTGAAGAACATAGAGCGAATATCACGGATATTTTGCCGACAGAAATTAGAGGTCAGTTTATTATAAATGATGAAATTATTAAGAAATAGCAAGTTATGTGGATAGCAAGGGACGAAAGTGGAAAATTGTTTATGTACTCAACTAAACCATTTAAACATAAGCATACATGGGGATTTAAAGATAAAAATACTACTGTTGTTGTATTAAGTGACAGTTTATTCCCAGAAGTAAAATGGGAAGATAAAGAACCAAGAGAGTTGATATTGAAATAATTATGTAAGACAAGTAAATCATGGACATTGAAATATTGAAAGAGGAGTACAGCCGGAAAATGGAGAAGGCTCTGAGAAGGGGCGACTTCGATCTGTTTGAAAACTTACGAAGGCAATACGACCGGCTACTGCAAACCCGTGAGCAAGTCACGGCAAAAACAATCACCGACACCATGAGCAAAGAGGACAAAGAGAAATGCAATCGCCTCCTGAGAAAAATCCCAGTGTTGGCGGACATTGCAGAATCCTCCGCCGTCGATTTACTTTCACTACTGAAAAAATACGACGGAACTGTTTCCCTTCCTATGCTGGAAGAACTGAGAGCTTTCAACCACATTGCCCGTGACCTGCGATCCATCATAGACCGTGTAGGAGACGAATCTTTTGCCATTTCCTTTGGAGATACATGTGACAGGGTGAACGAAAAAATCGAAAGCATATTTGATGAAAATTAGGAGTAAAATATGAGTTATAAAAAATTATTTGAAACATGATTGAGAGTATATACAAGTCATATCCTTTCTGCGAGAATTGGGAGAAGAAACATTGCAAGAGTGTCATTGAGGAAGCCTATCAGTGGGGTGAACAACTCAAAAAGAAAAATATTAAGCAAAAAATTAATACAAGAATAAACATGATGAGATTTTATAATGGGACGAAGCAGGATATAAATGGGAACTGCAAAGTTACCAAAAGTTAAACTCTTGATTATGAGTAAAATAAAGTTGTAAATATTTGGTTAACTTACTGATAATGAGTATCTTTACAATACTAAAACAAACAACATTACTAACAATTAAAAGACAAAAACGATGAAAGTAAAAGAAATAATGGTAGGTTTGAGATACAGAATTTCGGGTGATTTACAAAATGGGAATTATGTAACGCACGATGATGTAGTGCGAAAAATAACACGCATTACCGATACACACGTGATATGTGAATGTGGTCGCATATTTATTATAAATAGTAATCTAAAGATTGAAAAATTCTAAGTTTAACCGACAGGGCGAAAGCCCTATATAACACATAAGAGCAATGAAAACATTTGATTTTTATCAGGACCCATTACTTAGATAAGATACAGCGAGGGTCATATTGAACCTGCTTCACCATATGATTGTATCATATCTCCTATTTTAGATAAGATACGGCGACTAAATACAGTAGACTACATACTGTGTGAAATATAGTTTAAAAGTATATGAAATTCATTCACTTTTACTATTTTTGAAAAAAAATCGTATGAAGTAATACGAAACAAGCCTATGGACGAAATAACCGCTATATTAAACAGTGCCCGACCCGTTGATAATATTATCAATGACTTAAAAAGAAAATCCGTTTGTGTTCCTTCATGGGAATTTCTTATTAAAGCGTATGAACCATCATTCCATGAAATAGCCAAAGATACTATAACACGAAAAGATAAAATACGCAAAGACGGGACAAAAGAAGAAGCATCACGCATTTACATTGGACTTGAAAAGCTGCTTACAAAGCGTATGACCGAGTTCATGTTTGCCATTCCTGTAAAACGTATCTACCACAACACAGAAGGATTTGAAGTCCGCCAACAGATAGCAAAGGCTATAGAGGCAATTTACAAGTATGCCCGAATCGATACAGAAAATATTAAACGTGCAAATGCGTATTTCGCCTCATGCGAAATTTTCACAATTTGGTACGTAGTAGAAAAGCCCAATACATTATATGGTTTTAATAGTAAGTATAAGCTAAAATGCAAGACATACTCGCCAATGGAGGGAGTAAAACTATATCCATTGATCGACGAGCTTGACGATATGCTTGCAATGTCCTTTGAATACACCAAAAAGGTAAAGGACGAAGTAATTACTTATTTTGAGACATACACATCGGACAAACATTATAAATGGAAACAAAATGGTAAAGGTTGGGAACCTGTCGGTACTGTTGAACAAATACGATTAATGAAAATACCCGGTGCATACGCATTTAGACCTGTACCTATATACCACGGATTAACTCGTATTCGCAAAGAATTGGAATATACACTTTCTCGTAACTCCGACGTGATTGCCTATAATTCAGCACCAATTTTGAAAATAGCCGGTGGTATAAAAGGTGGAGAAGATAAAGGAGAAAGCCGTAGAGTTTACCGTGTGGAATATAATGGAGACGTATCGTATGTATCATGGTCGCAATCTATCGAAGCATTGAAGTATCATGTGGAAACCCTGCTTAAACTCTATTGGATGCAATCGCAGATGCCGGACGTTTCTTTTGACAACATGAAGTCTTTGGGGAACATAGGTTACGATGCCAGACAAATGCTTTTGACCGACGCACACTTAAAGGTTGGAGACGAAAGCGGCTCATGGATTGAGCTTTTCGAACGTGAGGCAAGTGTCATCAAAGAATTTTTAAAGCACATGAACACATCATGGGAAAGCGAAATTGATAATATAGAGATTGAACATATCATTACCCCCTTCATACAACAAGATGAAGATGCCACAGCAGATCGCTTATTGAAACTTAATGGCGGAAAACCAGTCATGTCTCAGCTTGAATCTATCCAACAGGCAGGTTATAGCAATGACGCGCAGGCTACATTGGAACAGATACGGCAAGAGGAGACTATCTCTTCACAAAGCAGGGTCAACAATATATTCGGAGAGTCAGCAATTTAATTAGATAATTATGGAAAATATCAGTTTTCAAGAGAAAGACTGCGTATATATGGCCGACTTTGCGTCAAAAGGTAAATGTGTAATCCAAGTTGATAACGGTACGGTAGATAAATTAATCATTTATCGTCACATGCCTGACATGGAGCCAAACGTTTATGATAAATTGGATATAGACTGCCAAAAACGAGTAATCGACTTAGATATTCCGATAGGAATGATGATACGTATCATCAGCAATACACCTGTCAGTGCAGCAAAAATGGTCGTGGTTCCCCAATCCGGTAGTGGTGGAAGTTCGTCAATAACCGAAGCAACAGCCACAGTGGACGCTAACACGGGAGTGCCGAGTGTCGAGGTATCATTAGAAGAAAACAGTCTCAACTTCGAGTTCAAAAATCTTAAAGGTGACGCAGGCGCAAAAATCACCTCCATTGAATTGAATATTAACGGTACAGCTATAACTGGTACAGCTCATTTGTCAGACAGTACGACTGCTGCAATAACCGGAACTTATGCAGCAGGAGCATAACCCATTTACCAGAAGTAGAAAAGGTAACAGATGCGTTAGAGGTTTATAGCGCTGGCGCATCTTGCTAAAATTAAGATTATGAAGATTAAAAACAAATACAATATCGGAGATTATGTGTGGATAGGTAAGGATAATCCTACTTGTCATAAAGTAGAAGGACTAAATGTGTCCATTCATTCCAATTATGGTATCCGTATTTTTTATAGATTAGAAGGAACGCCTATCGACATTATAGGATTTACAGAAGATGAATGTTTCCTCAGCAAAGACGAATGTACGCAAAACAAAACTTATAGTGCGGTTAAGGGTACTGCAATTAGACTTAGTAATGGTTTTACTCGTTTATGTCTTATTGTTATTATGATATTATTTTACGCTCCATATCTAATTATTCAAATCATTTATTGGATTTTCACGGGAAGAGAAGAACCGGTTACTCATCATATAATGGACAAAATAACTGATAAACTTGATATATAAGACTGACTCTAAAAACTCACTGTTTCTGCACCTGACAGGGTTGAAAATAAATAATACGCAATGGCAAAGCCAAAAACTCCAAATCAGAAACGCAAGTACGGCGAGCTGAATAAACGGCTCGCCAAATACGTCATGCTTGTGGAATCCATATACGAGGATTTGAATTTAGAGGCGGCTAAAATAGTCGGAATTACCGATTTTGCCATTGATAGTGATAAACCGTTTATGTGGTCGAATTATCCCCAAACAAGAAAACGGATAAGAGACTTACAAGAAAGGTTCGTTGAGGACATCGGAGCCGTAATATATAGTGGCACTTCTGAAGAATGGAAAAACAGCAACGAAGTTCAAGATCTTCTTGCCAACAAAGTATTGCAAACTTATGGCGCAACCATAGGAAAGGAGAAATACGAAATCCTATACCAGCCCAATAATGATGCATTGAAAGCGTTTCAGCAACGTAAGGATAAAGGATTTACCATATCAGATAAGTTGTGGAATCAATCGACTCTGTATAAACAGGAACTTGAAGAAGCCATATCATGTGCCATTCAAAAAGGTACGAGTGCAATTACATTAAGCAAGCAAATCTCCAAATATCTGCTCGATTTCCCGCAACTACAAAAAGATTACAAGGAAAGGTTCGGAAAAGCATCACGGGCAATGGATTGCGAGTATCGTTCTATCCGTTTGGCTGCTTCCGAAATCAATATGGCATACCGTCAAGCTGAAAACCTACGCTGGCAGCAGATGGACTTCGTGGTGGGGTATGAAATCAAACTCAGCGGAAGTCACCACATAGATGACATTTGTGATCAGTTGAAAGGTAAGTACCCAAAGACTTTTATCTGGACCGGCTGGCATCCGAATGACATGTGCTACAAAATCCCCATTCTAAAAACCGAAGAAGAATTTTGGGAATGGGACGGTCGGAGTGAAGCCACGACAGCAAGCGTGAACGAAGTTAAAGACGTACCGGACGCTTTCAAAAAGTGGGTATTAGATAATCAAGAGCGCATCAGCACAGCAAAAAAACGTAATACTTTACCATACTTTTTGCGTGATAATAAATCCGTTTATCAGAAAATAACAGTTGAAAGTTCCATTTCGGAAATTGTAAAACGATCATCATCAGTGGGAGATGAAGTACAGTCCATAGCAGAACGGATCGCAATAAAAAATGGTGGTTATGTTACGCCTATTAATTTCAAGAGTACAACTTCTATCACAAGAAAAGTCATCACAGAAGGTATAACTCCATACGATATTAAAGATGCTGTAAGAACAACCATAATCGTTCCGAAGTCCCGAATAGAAGATGTGTTAGAAGAACTGTACAAAACGGAAGGCTTCTTACGCCTTAAAAGGCAAAAACCAGAATCATTCATGGGATATAGTGGAAACATCGTAAACATAAGAACCACAAATGGTCTTACTGCGGAAATACAGGTTAATACGGAACGTATGATTTTTGCAAAAGAAAGGCCGGAAGATGCGAAACGTATTCTTGGGAAAAAACGTTGGGAAGAAATACATAATGAGACAGGAATGGAAGGTGGTCTCGGACATAAATATTATGAGCAATGGCGCATACTCGATAAATCAAGTAATGAAGCACTAAAAATAGTAGAAAAATCTATTGAATATTATAGTCATTTCCGATAAAAATAATTATCTTTACATATAAATATGAACCCAAATATCCTACAAAAAAAATTACAAGCAGGTGAAGAAGTCTATATTTTAGACGATTTTGAAGAATCTGCAATACGTCTTGTTCTTGAAAATGGAAAGACAAATGCTTTCATTAAGCACAAAGGAAGACGCAATGAAAAGGAAATATCACAGTCAAATGAAACCGTTTGCGAGATAATATTAGGAGGTATAGAAATACCCAAATCAGAATATGACATGTACTAAAAATTCACTATTAGAAAAAGCCCTTCAAATCGCCGTCAAAGCCCATAGCGGACAAACCGATAAAGCTGGAGCAGCCTACATCTTCCACCCTATCCGTGTGGCAAACCGATGCAAAACAGATGAGGAGCGCATAGTAGCTTTATTGCATGACACGATAGAAGATACCGAAGTTACTGCTGAATATTTACTAATGGAAGGCTTTCCTCATAATATTGTGGATGCTATACTTTCTGTCACTCGTAACGATGATGAGATCTATGACGATTTCATAAAACGGTGTAGATTGAATCCTATTGGAAGACAAGTAAAGCTGCACGACTTGGAGGACAATTTGGACGTAACCCGTTTACCTCAAATAATAGAGGAAGACTTACCGAGATTGAACAAGTATCTTAAAGCGTATAAGTTTTTGCTGTCATTGTAGAGAAACGGTCATGAAGCAAATCAAGCTATCAAAACAGGAGAAGCAAGTGTTGCGTTTAATCAGCAGCGGGATTGTCTGCCCAAACACTTATCCGCACCATATATTCATTTCGTGCGTAGACTCGCTGGAAAGATTAGGTCTTGTCAAAGGTCTATGGAACGAGGGGCATGAACTTGAAGATGTCCGCATAACGAAATATGGAAAAATTTATCTTGCCACCAATCCTAACTTGCGCAATCCCATAGACTGGAAATGGATTATAACTACCATCATCGCAGTAGCAAGTGCCATATTCGGTGCGATGGCCTTGTTTGTGGCTTGCTCGATAAAATACGGATAATTCCTTTGATTTAAAGAATTGATGTTTGTACAGCTCTAATTTGGCATTTGTTTACACATGTCTATTTTGAGGCATATAAAAAGCGGTGAGATTAATTTTTCATCGCTTTCTTTTTACGTTTTCTGTTACAACTTTTGTGGTGCACTTCATTATTTGTGAAGATATGGGGATTTTACTTTAAACTGAATTTCGCCTTACGATTCACTGCCTTAGGAAATCGTATAATAGCCCTCAAAGGTTAATAATATTGAATTATGTATGAAATTCATATACTTTCAAGATTCCATGCTCTAATTTTGTGCCCAATAATTAGCATTACCTCGTAAAATTCAATACATTTGTAATGCTTACATGATAATGGTAAACCATTTCGCAGGGCAAGCGGTTAATTTGCTCAATAGAAGTTGGGCTTTTTTTATGCCTATACTTTTATATATTGGCGGTTGCCTATACGTAGATATTTCGCTCTGTGGAGTGGAACCCATTATCTGTAAGCAGCGTATATGGCAGCCGCTTTTTATGTTTGCCTATAACATATCTTTAAATGCTTACAGATATGCAATCTAACATTCAAATTTTTAATTCACCTAAATTCGGTGAAATCCGTACTGCCGGTACAAGCGATGATCCTAAATTTTGCTTAGGTGATTTATGCAGATGTCTTGGATTATCATCAAAAGGCGTAAATCAGAGACTTAGTAAGGAGGTAATTTCAACTTACCCCCTTGAAACAACAGGAGGCATACAACAAATGTTATTCGTTAATGAAGACGGAATGTATGATGTTATTCTTGATAGTAGGAAGCAAGAAGCAAAATTATTTCGCAAATGGATAACAAGTGAAGTCCTTCCTTCAATCCGAAAGACAGGCGGCTACATCTCCACCAAGCAAGAAGACACACCAGAAGAAATCATGGCACGTGCGCTAACCATTGCACAAGCCACTCTTGCCAAAAGAGAAGAACGATTAAAACAGCTCGAAGTTGAAAATGCCCAGAAACAAATTATCATCGAGAGAAAAGACGAGGAAATATCCATAAAGGACGATACTATAAAGGTCCTCGCCCCCAAAGGTAAATGTTACGATGAAATCATGTCGAGTGAAGGACTTGTGACGACAAACATGATAGCGGCATTCTTAGGTGTATCGGCTATAAAGCTGAACAAACTACTATGTGAATGGGGAGTTCAATACAGACAATCTTCTGTTTACTTCCTCACAGCCAAATACCGCAGTAAAGGATTTACCAAACATGTCCCCTATCCTTATATGGATAACGGAGTACAGAAATCAAGAGAACACATGTATTGGACCGAATCAGGCAGAAAGTTTGTCATTGAATTGTTCAATACCAAACTCTCGGCATAATATCAGCTATAACCATAAAGTTATTATAAATCCAAAGGGGCGGTTTATCCGCTCCGGGGTTACCCTACCCTAATAGGGTGCTTTTATATGTTTGTTAAATTATAGACGGGGCAGCCGCTTGTGAAAGTAAGCTATCCCACCGGTAGCGGACGTGTCCGGGAGGATTCCCGCTATTCCGAACATCGTTAAACAATAAACTTTTTTTATATGGAAACAACCGAATTAAAACAAGATGAGCAGACAGTAGAAGTAATCGAACATCGTAGCGTCGATACCATGCGTAACGCAGTCATCAGTGGACAGACAAGGGAGTTATTAATCATGTTGGCAGGATTGCGGGATATAGAGAACTCTTTTTGCAACTGGAAAAACAAGTACGGAATTGTATCAGATAATGATACAGATCACTTTATACAACTAACAACCCAATGCGGAACCTTGATACAGGAAAGTATCATTAAGTCTATAAATGACAATTTAGGCCGATTGGATTTTAAGGCGATATGAAACGTAATATTTTAAGCATTAATATAAAGATACCGATGTTTATAATATATCGGATCCCAATTTCCTGAACATCTCCCCTCCGAGCTTACATGCCGGGTGGAGTAAGACGAACGGCAAGCCGAGAGAGAAATTTTTCTAAAATAGAATAAAAACAGATACGATTGTTTGCTAATTTGGAAACAAATTATTATCTTTGTAAATATAACAAGAAACGATATGGACGGGCATACGATAACCATAATACTAAGCGATGAGGCGAACAGTTTTGTAAGGCAGCAGCCATTCAAGGCACAGCAGAAGATAGCGTATAATATTCGTAGAGTGCAGAGTGGTCTAATAGAAAAGGACGTTTTCAAGAAATTGGAAAACTCTGATATATGGGAGTTACGGACGCTTTTCAACGGAATTTGTTACCGTCTGTTTGCTTTCTGGGACACCAAGAAAGGGGCTTTGGTAGTGGTTACTCACGGGATAGTGAAAAAGACGCAGAAAACCCCTAAAAAGGAGATAGAAAAGGCAGAGAGAATAAGGAAAGAATATTTTAATGATAAAAAGTAACAGATATGGCAAAGATGAATTTCACACCAGCAGACAAATTGATAGATGATGTATGGGGAAAGGTGGGCACTCCCGAAAGGGACGCTATGGAAGCTCAACTCAAAGATGATTTGCAGGCTTATTACATTGGAGAGGCTATCAAGGCAGAAAGGCTCAAACAGAACCTCACACAGGAGGAATTAGGCAAAAAAGTAGGCGTGAAACGCTCTCAAATTTGTAAGTTGGAGAGCGGTAAGTGTATAATAACACTTCCTACTATGAGCAAAGTTTTTAAGGCTTTGGGAATTACAACGGCCACCCTTGATTTGGGAATAGGCGGAAAGGTTGCTTTGTGGTAAGAATATAAAGCAGGATCCATAACGAGGAGGACGCAAAACGCCCTCCTTTTTTGTCTCCTTATACTTTAAATTTAGGTCGTGATTAGGTAATAAATAAACTTAAACGAGTTACAAATGAAATCATTGCTTCATTCATAATCTTTAATTCAAATCCAGACAATACTATCCTACAATCGAGAGATACCGGCTTAAAGATTCTATTTCAGCCCGTATAACGACCTTTTGGAACTCTGCCGGATTGTTCTCCGTATGAGAGGCTTCCAGTGCCTTGTAATAGCTTATTTTGTCCTCGTTGCTGCCTTTGAGATTTACCAGTGTATAACCGTTGCGGAGTAAGTATAGATTCATCAGAAGCCGAGATGTACGCCCGTTCCCGTCTATGAACGGGTGTATGCGTACCAACTCATCATGAAGGTAAGCCGCAATGAGCACCGGGTGAATGCCCTGCTCCTCCATTCCGGAAAACCTTGTCATAAAAGCCTCCATTTGTGGCTGTATCAAATACGGCTGTGGAGGGACATGTGTACTTCCCGAAATCATAACAGGCACGCACCGATAACGTCCGGAATTCTCTCTGTCTATGCCATGTAGCACAATAGCGTGTATTTCCTTGATTGTGCGCTCCGATATTTCCATACCTCCCTTTGCAAAGTCCTTTATGTAGTCTATCGCTTCAACGTGGTTAATCGCTTCAAGGTGTTCCCGCATTGACTTTCCGGCGATAGTAACTCCCTCGTTCACTACTAACTCAGTTTCTTGCAGTGTGAGCGTATTTCCCTCGATCCGGTTGCTTTCATAGGTGTATTCAATGGCAAACGCATTCTCTATCTTTTGCAGGGCATCCGGTGGTAATGGGCGCAGCCCCAACAAACGGGCTTTCAACGTGTCGCATTGAAGTAATAGCTTTGTTATTTCCTCGTTCATGGCTTAATCTTTTGACTCAATTACCTTTAACTTCGCTCCACATTTAGGACACGTCAATACAGTAGTATCGATATTGGGGCGTACTTCTTCCGGTGATACAAACAACTCCCACATGGGTACATTTAATGCCTTAGCGATCTTCTCAAGTGTATCTAACTTGGGTTTTATTACTCCATTCACAATATTTCTTGTATTTACGTCAGTAACTCCTATTTGTTTAGACAACCATACCGCAGTCTTACCTTGTTTTGAAAGTAACTCTTTAATCTTCATTTCCATAATGTAAGGTATTACAATATTATTTTCATCAAAGATATGAATAATATTTTGAATATGGCTAAATCATAATGTATCACATTGTTAATTAATGATAAACATAATGTTTTATATGATGAAATATTTGTAAAACATAATCTAATACATTATCTTTATATCATAAAACTAAAACAAAGATATGAAAACGAAAATCAACAAATCGCAACTTTTCAAAATGGCATGGTCAATGTATAAACGCTCTATCTCGGTTCTCGGCCGTGAGTTCTGCCAGTCGTTCGGTGCTTGTTTGAGGAACGCATGGTTTAAGATGAAAGCGGAAGCCCGCAAAGCCGAAAAAGAAGCCCGCCGGTTAATGAGAAAGTCGGAATCCGAACAAAAGCCCGAATCGGTTGTATTCGACTCAGCAATGGAAAGAGGTATAATAGAGTATTACAGAAACCAAAGCGGGCGTTATTGCGGAGATTGATACACCAAATACACGTGCTCTTCCAAAACAACAAGAGCGGTGGCCCGGCTATATCACTGTGGAAACAAAAGCCGGGTCACTTTAATAAAAACCAATAGATTAAACCTATTGTCCGTGATACTCCATTTCATTCATTTCAAGTCACCAAAAGTTAAACTCTTGATTATGAGCAAAATAAGGTTGTAAATATTTGGTTAACTCACTGATAATGAGTATCTTTACAATACTAAAACAAACCAACATCACTAACAATTAAAAGACAAAGAGCAATGAAAGCAACAATCGAATTAACAAAAAGGACAGCTTTAGAAGAAGTCATTAATAGCAATGATATTGATGCAATAAAGTCTTTGATAGAACGCAAAGAGATTTCGTTAAAAGAGACAGAAGAAAATGCAGCATTCTATGAAAGTATCTGTAATGAGGACTTTGCAAGCAATGAAAGGCAGAGAGCTAATAGGCTTATTCGAGATATAGAAAAATTAAAGTTAGCAATTTAATACATAAGAGCAATGAACACATATTACAAGTTTGCGCCAAACGTATTTTTGGCAAAGTGCGAAGAAAAGCACGAAAGAGGTGAGGAAATTCTAGTTACAACCAAGTATGGAAAAGAGAATGAAAGTATCGTTTTTAATCTGATATTTGAGCGTGACGGATTCTATTATTACTCCATCGTAAGAGCTGACGGATTCAACGTACAAGAATGGGCAAAACGTAGAGCCGAACGTAGACGTGAATGGTCTGTATCAGCAAATAAAAAAAGTCATGTATATTTCGAAAAGTCAAATAAGGACAGAGATTTTCTTTCACTTGGAGAACCTATTAAAATAGGACATCATAGCGAAAGACGACACAGAAAAGCAATAGCGGATGCTTGGAGAAACATGGGTAAAAGCGTTGAATTTAGCGACAAAGCAACAGAACATGAAAGAGAAGCCGAATACTGGGACAAGCGTGCTACAACCATCAACCTATCTATGCCGGAAAGTATTGACTTTTATGCGCACAAGCTGGAAGAAGCCAAAGAATATCATGAAGGTGTAAAGTCAGGCAAATATCCACGTGAACACTCCTACACTCTTACTTATGCCAAAAAAGCAGTAAATGAAGCTCAAAAGAATTATGATCTTGCAGTAAAATTATGGGGGTAATAAGTGACGAATAATCATTGTTAAATCTAACGGATAAAAATCGTATGCTATCATCGATATTTTACAATCGAAAACTTTCCGCTCATATCTTGACAAGGACGATTTAAGGAATGAGTTAGAAGATATGATTAAACGATTCATTAAACGGACAGAAAAGAAAATCAACGAAAATCTATAAATCATCAGTTATGACACAAAAAGAAGCATTAAAACAATTAGAAAAGTACTGTCATGCTAATCGAATGCATCTAACCGCTTCGTCATTCTCTTATGGGTATTATGCGTTCGTAATACACGACGAATCATTTACCGGGGATAGAGTAATAGAAGGGAGCATTCCATGTCACAGGATAAGCGGGTATCTGAAACCCACAGAATTGTTGATATGGATTGATGGGTATCATGCAGGATTGCAAAATTCAAAACTAAATAAAGGGGATATAGAATGAAATACAAATTCAGAATAATCGAAACCTACTCGAAGGTAGTGGAGGTAGAAGCAGAAAACATGGATTCCGCTCATGAGAAAGTAGAATAAATGATAAACACAGAAGAAATCGCCCTTACTAACGATGATTTTGAAGACATCGAAATTTACCCTTATGGAAACCAAAACAAGTAAAGCTATATCCCTACTCCACTCCGGCTATTTGAAAGAAGCGTTGGCGATATTCTCCACGTTCCGCATGTGCTTCACCAAAGAAGAACGCAGGACGTTGAAGATTGCTTACGAATGCCTTTCAGGCAATGCTGGGTTCTATCGTCAACTTGGGATTGATACCAGTGCGGAGATTGAGAAATGCAGGTCGATTTTACTTTCCAAGTATCAGAGAATCAATAAGTTAAATAAAGTTTAATCAGAGTGAATAATAGGCGTAACTCATTGGTATTCAATATATTATTTATATCTTTATATATCAAAAATAACAACTTAAACAACAAGAGCAATGAAAAAATATCTGTTTTATATTACGAACGATGGAAATATTGGTGTAAGAGAACATCATTTTGATTGGAAAGAAAATGATAAGATTATGACAAATGGTTCGTCGAGCAGGATTCTGAAAGTTTTTGATGGTAATAGCCACAACATAATGATAGCGAATAAGATAATGAAAACCCTTAATAAGGTTGGTAAAATAAGAACGAGACTTGGATATAGAGACGGAATGCCTGCAATTATTCAATCTGGATACAAATGGAGAGATGCTAATGCTAAACTTGAATACGTAAATGAGAATTTACGTGCTATGATTTAAGTAATAGATATGTAAACATTCCTAAAAGAGCAATGAGTGAGATAGAACAAATGACATATGAACTTAACCTAATATTACACTCTGATACCTATCAGTTTGAAATCGATACAGAAGATTATGTCTTCGGATTCAAGAAAACCATAAGAAAACGAACTAAAAGTTTAGCAAAAGCTATTCAATTACAAGTTAAGCTAATTAATGATTGCGGGCGATTTTTGTCTGAAACAGTGAGAATCGTATCTGTACGGTTTTACAGGAACGGTGAGTTAAGAAAAGAAGTTCATGTCAACGAAACAACGCATAAATAATAGAGCAATGGAAATGAAAAGAGCAATGACAAGCCAAGAAAGTTTTGCTATTCTCCGAGAAATTGAAAATCGAAAGTATCCCGGAGGCATAAGTCTTACAGATTGGACTAGGCAAATTCAAGAAGAGAAAATTAAAGCCATTAAGGGCCTTGTCCCAGAGGAAGGCTTAGGCTGCACAATCTGCTATTATTCAGACAGACGTGCAGCCACGGTTACAAGAATAATCTCTCCATGCAAGATAGAGGTGACATTTAACGAAGTTAGGTGCATCGACTACTATGCCGGGGATTATGAGATTTTGCCGAAGCTCAAAGGAGAGCCAAAGGTGTTTACCAAAAGAAGAAATGGATATTGGGTAGCAGAAGGACAGCCAGTCAAGGGCGGTGTCTTGCTGATGCTGCATTATCAAAGTCATTATATTGACCCAAGTTTTTAAAGAATAAGAGCAATGAGGACGGCGACATTGAAAGAGCCATACAAAGGCTATCGAAACATTATCCTAATAGAATATTGGGGTAACGTATGCAAATGGGAAGTAGAGATTTGCGGAAGTGGTAAACATATCTTCGTTTATGAAGATGAATTTGTGGAGGACTAAATTATGACATTCGAGGATTTGAAAGAAAGTGACAAGGATAAAATAAAGAACGTTAACCGGCGAAATCGTTATGGATTGTCAAGCAAACAGCTTGAGCGTCTTATCAAAGAACATAAGAAAGCAATGCAATTAGGCGATGAATATACTTGTTTACTTATAGAATATCGCCTTTGTGACATCAATTTTCATACGGAGGTGGATTTGTTGCACGCCGGAGAATATGAAAAAGTCATAGAAATAATAAAAACGTGGTAGTTTAGACAATTTTAGCACTAAAAGTGCATGAATTTCATATACTTTTTATATATTTACACCGTAAAAAGAACAAAAAATGAAGATTTTTACATCGTATTTCGGTAATAGCCGAAAACTGAAAGAGGCGGGAGTTAATATGATTTGCGTAGCAATCGGAAAACCCAGATTTATAGCTGGTATTCCACAAATGCTGAATGTTTGCCCGACTCGTTATATGGTAAGTGGACCTTGTTCCCACGATGAATACCTAAAACTTTACGACAGAATATTGGCAAGCCAAGATGCGAACCAAGTCGTGAAACAAATTGAAATGTTAAGCGGAGGAAAAGACGTTGCTCTTTGTTGCTACGAAAAACCGGGTGATTTCTGCCATCGCCATATTTTGGCAAAATGGATCACAGAAAATACTGGTATTGAAATCACAGAATTTGGAGTTGTTGAGAAGAAAGAGCCCAATTATGAACAAGCGAGTTTGTTTTGAAAATAATGCCAACCATCAATAGCGTTTGATGGGATGCTGTCAGATTTGCCAAGCAAGCGGTGGTTTGACAGCATTGGTTTGGTTGAATGGCGAAGTGATTAACGCAACGGTCTGCAAAACCGTTATTCGTGGGTTTGAATCCCACTTCAACCTCAGAGGACCGAAGTACAAGGAAGGGCAGTGGAAATTCTGTGCAGGCTGCCCATATTGCGGAAATAGCTCATCGGCAGAGCGTTGGCATTCCAACCAAAGAGTGGGGTTCGATTCCCTGTTTCCGCTCAACCCTTATAGTAGCGATAAGCAAAAGCAAGAACATTAAAGCTTGTGCAGTTTACGGGGTGATAGAAATTGCTATCTGACACGACTGAAAGAAGCCGAAGAATTGCATAAGTGTTCTTGTAAGTAGCTTGAAGAATGATTGAATTTGTGTTTAAGCCTGTCGGGAATACGCTCGACAGGCATTTAACGCAAAATGTATATGAAGTTATATACAACTCAGTAAATGTTTACAGGAACGACACCACCAGAAGTTAAATTGCTCCTTCAAGATTTGATGAGAGGAGTAAAAGGGAAAGATGTTTTTATCGGATGTTCAGGAAACTACACCACCGATAAAATCATGTCAGCGATGGGTTATACTGTACATTCAAACGATGTAAGCCTATATTCTAAATTGATAGCGGATTTACTGCTTGATACTAGCACAGAAGTAGAGTGTATTAATCCTGAATTAAAAAACGTTTTTGATACATGGGAAGAAACCAAATACAAAAAACTTGTTCAGGTTATGTTCGCTTTAAAAGTAGCGCAATTCCATCAACGTAAGAATGATTATCAAGAAGAAATGTTCAACGCATTCATTGAACAATCTAAGATTTATTATGATAATACTATCAAGAAGCTAGAGAAAGGTGCGTTAGATTTTTCCATTCAAAGTTTTTACTACGGGGATTTTTTGGACTTCCTAAAAATGAAAAGAGGTAAAGGTGTGGGAATTAGTTTTCCACCGACTTACAAAGGGGGATATGAAAAATTATTTAGTTATGTCGAAGAAAGTTTTAAATATGAACATGCCCCCTATAATATATTCGATCCCAAAGAAGGAGGAGCTGTTTTTAAGGAACTGTTAGATAACGATGAAAATATCATTTATTCAGACAGATACTTTAATATATTGGAAGGGTACTTGGTCGGGAAAATAAGGCTTGGTTCAAATAAAAATCCTCTATTTGCTTATTCAAGCCTACAAACGAATAACCATTATTACATTGAGCGAGATAAATGCGTAAAGCTTTCCCATATCCATATACTTCCGGTAGATTATCAATTTACAACCGACACAGTAATTACAGTTCGCCCATGTGCCGTTAATGACGTGAACTATTATAAGGCATTCTACATGGCAAACAAGGTCAATTACACAACAGGCGGAGATTTTGGCCTTGTGTTCATGGCAGACGGTATGGCTTTTGGGTTTACATCATTCAGCAAGCAGTTATCCACATTGTCGCAGATATTTATGCAAAGCGATTTTGTGGTTAATTCTGAGACCCAGCGTTTGAGCAAATTGCTTATCATGCTGGTGAAATCCCACGATGTCCGGAGGTTGATAGCACGGAAGATGTATAATTATTATGATGGAGTGAAGACTACTGTATATACCACCAGTCCTGTATCGATGAAATACAGGGGGGTATTCAACCTTGAGCGGAGAGATGAAGGTAAATTGATATATTCTTCCATCTTTACAGAGAAATCATTAAACGAACTATATGCGCTATGGATAAGAAAGTACAAGAAGTAAAAGACGTGCATATCATTCAGGAGAAATTAGATGAAGTAAACAATTTGATTGCTCCATATCAACTGGCATACGTCAGTCCAACCAAAGATTGTATCCCATTGGAAAAAAACGCCCATTATATGGAAAAGCAGACGCTTGACCGATTGACTACTAATGTAGCAGAAGATGGCTTTCTTTCTCAATTACCGTTTGCAATGAAACGGAATGACGGTAAATATCTTATTTTATCTGGGAATCATCGGTTAAAAGCGAGTATCAAAGCGAAACTTGAATATATCCTTATCCTCTATATTGACGAGGTGGATAAAGACAAACAGATTGCTTATACATTATCACATAATGCTTTGGTAGGTAAGGATGACATGCAAATGCTCAAAGAAATATATTCGGAAATGCGTAGCATAGAATCACGAGAATATTCAGGGTTAAACGGTATAAAGTTCATGGATACAGATAAAATACCGACTGTATCTATTAACGATGGGGATATTGAACTTACTGAAATGAAATTCTTGTTTACTGAAAGTAGGAGCAATAATGTCAAAAATGTGCTTGCAGAACTAGAAAAACAGAAATTATCAGAAGATTGTTCTATCGTCGTTGGCTCTTATGAAGCTTTTATTAAAGTGGCTACCGAAGTGAAGAAGAAATATAATATTAAGAGCAATACAGTCGCATTTGCACGAATGGTAGATATTTGTGAAACATATCTTAAGGATTTGGAAGAAAAGGAGGAATAGTATGTCGAGAAGAGGTAGGCCAAGAGATAAGTTGTCATTGTATGATAAATACATCAAAGGCAAGGAAGAGATTATAAAATCTGACTGTCGAAACGGTGCAGATAATAAAGGGATTTGTAAACGATTGGGTATTGGGCTTACTACTTATAAAAGAATCCTTTCCCAATACCCAGAAGTACGCGATCTACTTAAGGAGAGCCGGCAAGAAGCTGACTTAAAGGTAGAAAGTGCATTGTATAAACGAGCCATCGGATATGATTACGAAGAAACAGTTACAGAAGTCAGGGTTGCTGAAGATGGGTCAGCGCAAACTACTGTTGTCAAAAAAACAAAGAAGCACGTTGCAGGAGATACTACTGCTCAAATATTTTGGCTTAAAAATAGAAAGCCTGATATATGGAGAGACAAGCAAGATGTAAACGTAAACAATGACGAATGGGTAGATGCTTTGAAATCTCTTACAGGTTCATATAAGAATGACAACAAGCGAGGAAAAGAAGAAAATAATAAATGAAGCAATACATTATTGGTCTAAAGATTGGAACAGGTTTATACGTGATGCGCTTTGTGCAAATCTTGACAGAGAGCAACAAGCTATCATTGAGTCCGTACAGCACAATCCTATGACCGCTGTGGCATCAGGTACGGCAAGAGGGAAAGATTTTGTCGCTGCTTGTGCTGCATTATGCTTTATGTATCTTACCCCTCGTTTTGACATGAATGGCGTTTTGTCTGAGAATACAAAGGTCGCATTAACCGCCCCATCTGGAAGGCAAGTAAAAAACATCATGACACCAGAAGTTAGGAGGCTTGTACGTTCAGCAAGGGCAAAGTTCCCATTTTGTTGCCCGGGAAGATTAGTATCAGACGATATAAGGACAAATTATGAAGAATGGTTTTTAACGGGGTTCAAAGCAGATGATAATGCTACTGAAGTTTGGTCTGGTTTTCATGCGGCAAATGTTATGTTTGTTGTTACAGAAGCCTCTGGTATATCAGAAACCATATACAATGCTATTGAAGGTAACTTACAGGGAAATTCCCGTTTACTCATCGTATTTAATCCTAACATAACTACGGGTTATGCCGCACGAGCCATGAAATCCAATCGATTTGCGAAATTCCGGTTAAACTCACTCAATGCAGAGAATGTAGTCAAAAGGAAATTAGTCATTCCCGGTCAAGTAGATTATGAATGGGTAAAAGATAAAGTGACAAATTGGTGTTCTCCCATTCAGAAGGCAGATTTTAATGAAGGAGAAGGTGATTTTAAGTGGGAAGATGGTCTATACCGACCTAATGACCTTTTTCGTGTCAAGGTACTTGGTATGTTTCCAAAAGTCTCCGAAGATGTACTTATTCCGTATGAATGGATAGAGCTTGCAAATGATAATTGGAATCGTTTACAAGAAGAAGGTTTTACACCGTCTAAATCATGTAAGATTGGTTCTGATGTTGCTGGTATGGGTCGAGATGAAAGTGTACTTTGCCCTCGATACGGAAACTATGTCCCTAAATTTGAAGTTCACCAATCTGCTGGAAAAGCGGATCACATGCATGTCGCAGGAATGCACATCATATATCTTTCTGACAAAAAATCCAAAGCGTACATCGATACAATAGGTGAAGGAGCTGGAGTATATTCTCGACTGGAAGAACTTGGATATAGGAATGTTTATTCTTGCAAGTATTCCGAGAGTGCAAGAGGCTTGCATGACCTTACCGGACAATATGAATTTGCCAATATGCGAGCTTACTGCTATTGGTCTTTACGTGATTGGCTTAATCCTAAGAACGGTTTTGGGGCGGCTATTCCCCCTTGTGACAAACTCATGGAGGAAGCAACCGAAACACACTGGAAGTTCCAAAGCGATGGACGAATTATAATTGAACCGAAAGAAGAAATCAAGAAACGTATCAAACGTTCGCCAGACTATATGGATGCACTAGCTAATACATTTTACCCATTTGACTATGATTTTATTAGTGACGAAGAATTACTAAAAGACTTTTTATGATCTCTATAAACCTCTATCTTTGTATCGAAAACTGTCTTATTATTTGAGAATAATTGCAGTTTTCATTGCTCTTATGTACGCCGGCTTGTGAAAGTCGGCGTTTTTGATATTACAATATACAAGTTACCAAAAGTTAAACTCTTGATTATGAGCAAAATGAGGCTGTAAATATTTGGTTAACTCTCTGATAATGAGTATCTTTACAATACTAAAACAAATCAATATTACTAACAATTAAAAGACAAAGAGCAATGAGTACTGTAGACAAATCAAAAATTAAAGCATTTTTCTCTGACATCGAAAAAATGCTTACGGTAAATGGCGATTACATTTTAGTAGATGATAATATGGAGCTTCAAAGCTGGTGTATTTACACCGTAAAGAATGGTAAGCTCTATGATAACATATCTTTCGATATGGAGCCAAGAGCCTATAATAAAGATGATTTTAATGATCTTAAAGATTATTCAGAGGGTATGCAATTCGCTTTACTTACTAAACAATTTGAATCTTATTATCCTGATTAACAAGTAAAATAAGAGTAATGAAACATTCAGAAGAACAAATAAAAGAAATAATGTTAGCCTTATACGAACAACTTGGCAGACATAGATTTGTAGTTATGACAGGATCAAAATTTACCGGTTACATGGAGAATGAATCTGGTGACCTAGAGCAGGTTATTAAATTGAGCAAAAATAAATCTGGCGCAGATAAATTAATTATTACTTATGAAGAAGGTAAGGATACTTATTCTATGAGATTCATCAAATCCCCGAAATTAAACAAAAAGACTTTTTCTTTTTCCGAGGCCAAAGAGGTCTTCTTTTCGAGTGATATTTATGCTGAACAGTTGCAAGAAGTGTTCACACAAGTGACAGGCTTATATACTCATCTTTAAACATAAAATCGATGAAAGCAAACAATCCTAACTACAAATTCGAAATAGCATAACTAAATACATAAGAGCAATGAAAAAGAAAGCAGTAGAATACAGCATAACAGCAAAAAAACAAGATTTTGAAGTTGTCAAAGTTTATTCTTCTATAGACTCTGCTAATTTCGCAAGAAAGTTCTATCATGAAGATATTCTTATTTACGAAAGTGCATTCATTATATTGATGAACAAAGCCTGCAATATAACCGGGTATGCTAAAATCTCTCAAGGAGGAATATGCGGAACACCAGTTGACAAAAGATTGATTGCCAAATATGCTATTGAGACTCTCTCTGCTGGTGTCATATTCGTTCATAATCACCCAAGCGGTAACAAAAACCCTAGTAATGAGGATATAAAAATGACTAACTCCCTTAAAAATATATTGAAATTGTTCGATATAAAATTATTAGACAGTATTATTCTAACTGAAAATGATTATCTTTCAATGAGTGATGAATGCCTTATATAGTATCTAATCTGCAACCTCACACGCAATTTTCAGATTCACTGACGAAGCAATCTTTGCCATTCTCAATAGAATAACTGGATAATAACGCAAATTCACTTCCACTCGCCTTTGGTTACTTGATGATAAATCACTCATTCCCAACTATCTTGTTTTTATATTACTTTGTCTTATTTTATTATCCTCTTTTCTTAAAAAAAATAAAACTCGATCAATATTTTATTGAAAAGTGTATGAAATTCATATACTTTACTGTATATTTGCAAAAAGCGTATGAAGATGTACGCCACCCGACTTGTCGTAAACACCTGTTTGTCCGTTTAGGCGGAGGCACATCTGAAAGAAGATGCGAATAGTCTGCTGGCTACATTGCTACGCAGACTATTTTTTTGTTTAAACCTAAATGAAATGAACAGACAACAGCAAGTTTTCGTAAGGTTGAAACTTAAAGCGAAGGCGTTAGGGTTCAACGCAAAGGAATTGAAGGGTATCGCCGCCAAGATTGCCGATAACCTGAAATCCGCAGAAGATGCCTCAGAAGAGGATGTAAACGCAGAAATCGACGAGCAGATAGAAGCGGTTCTCCCTTACCTCACTTTCGGCCAGTCGCAAGCCAACCGTTTGCTTGACGAATGGAAGAAAAAACACCCCGAATCAGAAGAAGATGATGATGACGACGTTGACGATGACACGTCAAAAGGCGGCTCTCGTCCAGCTGGTTCAAACAAGAAAAATCCCAACAACAAAGGAAATGAACAAGAAGAAGAACCCGCATGGTTTAAGTCTTTCAGAGAGCAACAGGAAGCCCGTTTTGCAGCATTGGAAGGTGAAAAAGTTTCTAACTTGCGTAAATCCAAACTTGAAGCCCTGCTGAAAGACACTGGAACATTCGGTTCACGTACCTTGAAAAGCTTCTCTAAGATGAACTTTGAAAGTGACGACGATTTCGAGGAGTTCTATTCAGATGTTGAGGAAGACCTGAAGAATTACAATCAAGAGCGTGCAGATGCAGGTTTGGCAACATTGGCAACCCCTCCTGCTGCCGGAAGTAAAGGTTCGGGTAAACAAGACGAAGTATTAACCGACAAAGAAGTTGAAGATTTAGTCAACACTTTCTAAGTCAAAAAAGAAATTGTAACAATGGGTGCAACAGCAAATTTATCAAGCGAAATGGAAGTTCTCAATGCCGGAATGGATTCTGTCGTAATCCGGCATTATGTAGCTGGCATTATCGGAGGTCGTACTCTTGACGTATCAAATTATAACCTTCCGGTTATTAAAGCCGGGCACGTTGTTATTCGTGATCCGTCAACAGACACGTACAAACCTATGCCCGTAAAATCATCTGGCGATGGATACGACTCACTTCCCGGTTCTCATGAATATGTAGGAGTAGTTGTATGTACAAAACCAACTAGTGAACCATTGGTTGGTATTATGTATAGTGGCGAAGTCAATGATTTGGCGAGTCCATACCCCATAGACGACATAAAAGCGGCTATGAAAACGGCATTGCCAACTCTTGTATTCTTACACGATTAATGTAGAAAGGAGGTAAAAAAATGAAAGAATCACTATTTATTGAATACATCAGAAAGATTTTCCCGAAACTTCAAACCATCATCGAGAGAATCAATGGTAAGCGAGGCAATCAGCTTACATATCTTCACAAGACAATGCTTCGCAAAGAATATTCCGCAGACCAAAAGTGGGAAAGTGCATCAGTTAACACAACTTATGTTGCGGCCGACATGGTAGCAATGGACTCTCCTCTCCCTCCCAAGATGAGAGACTCCATTGCTCACGCAAATGGTACATTGCCAAAGGTCGGAATGAAAAAAATTCTTCGTGAGACCCAGATCAACACAATAAACATCATGAAAGCTCAAGGAGCTGCGTTCACTAATATAGCTAACAAGCTAACCAACGATGCGGTAGCTTGCTCTGTTGGTATTGATGAAAAGAACGAAGCAAACTTTTTAACTGCTTTATCTGATGGAGTTGTAATCGTTGAAGATGAAAACAATACAGGAACTGGATTGCGCATAAATTTCAACTATTTACCGCAAAATAGCTTTGGTGTAGAAACAGCTGGGACTATTTCCTCTGATGACATAAAGCGTGTTATTGCAAAAGCTGACGCAGATGGAAACTCCATTACAACGATAGCAATCTCGTTATCGACTTACAATAAAATGAGACAAGAACAATGGGCAAAAGAATTGGTTGCCAACTATCGAGGTCAGACATTCGACAGCAACACTAAGTTACCTGTTCCTACTGCTACATTGTTTGACGAAGCATTTGCCGATGACAACAACGGAATTACATTCTTAAAGATTGACCGTACAGTCATTTCTGAGAAAAATGGTAAACGCATTCCGTACAAACCGTGGAATGCGAACAAACTAATATTCCTTACTACACAAGAAGTTGGCGCATTGGTTTGGGGCACACTTGCAGAAGTTACTAATCCCGTAGCAGGAGTAATTTATTCCACGGTAGATGAATACAAACTTATCAGCAAGTATTCTAAAAATGATCCTTTGCAGGAATTTACAAGTGGTCAAGCATTAGTTCTCCCTGTTATTGAAAACGTAGACCAAATCTACTCTCTTGACATCTCAGAGGCTCAAACGATTGACACTACCGAAGAGGGAAAAGATTCTACCGATAAGAACATCACCATTTGGGGACAAGCTTACATAAAAGCAAACTTCGTCGCAGAGTTCAATAAAATAACCGGTAAAAACTTATCGACGACTATTTCAGACGATAAGTTAATTGCTGCTGTGAACAAATTGAATGATGCCGATGAAGCTAAGCTCAAAAAAGCTGTTGAATCATATAAAACAACAAATGGAGATAGTTAAGCCATGAAGACAATTCAGCAAGCTCTTATAGACGAAATACATTACCCTATCTCAGAAGGTTTTGTAGAGAATGTGATGATAAAACGCAAACTCAATCCCGTTGGTGATTGCGATTCAGATACAATGGACTCAAAGGAGTATATGGGAGCTTTGGCTGACTGTCTTTGGTCTTTAGTTCAGTCTATCAATTTTTCTGAAGCAGACAAGTCTTTCGGTTCTTTATCAGATAAAGACAAAGAACGTATTCTGTTACGTGTTAACTCAATCTATAATGCCATTGGTGAACCTTCGGTAGAGTTGGAGGCAAAGCCAATGGTATATATAGGTGACTGCCTTTTGTAATATGTCAGTAATAAGACTATATCCACACAGATTGCAGTACCTCGTATCAAAAGATGGTTACGAGGATAGCAATGGTGATTATCATGAAGGAGAAACTAACTGGGAAGGCTGTATTGAATGCGACGCAGTTCCTGCTGGTAAAGCCTCTGAAAAAGAGTTTGACGATGGTATTGTAAGAAGCTATTCATATACAGTTTATCTACGTGCAAATTGTCGAACATTCATGATAGGTGACAGGATTAAGATACATCTGCTTGAAGGAATTGAAAGGGAGTTTAGTGTGAAAGGTTTCCATCGCTACCAGAAACAATGTAAACTATGGGTATAAGAATGACCACCAAGCTAAGCGAAGTGCATGACATGCTCATGAGAGAAACAGAGCGTGTCGAGCGTCTTACTATTCGTGCTTTATCCAAACTTGGCGAACAATGCGTTACAAAAATTCGTGATAGAGCAGGTGATAAAAGTTGGTACGACCAAACAGGCAACTTGCGTAGTTCGGTTGGATATGTGATTGCTCATAATAAGAACATTATTCAATACTCAACTTTCAACCAAGTGAAGCAAGGTTCAGAAGGTGTAAAAACAGGTAAAGACTTAGCGGAAGAACTTGCTAAAAGATATTCCAACAACTATGTACTTATCGTAGTCGCCGGAATGAACTATGCTGAGTTTGTAGAAGCGATGGATAATAAAGACGTACTTGCATCAACCGAACTTTGGGCAAAAGAACAAGTTCTATTGATGCTTGAAAAACTTAAAAGACAGATTGCGAAATAATGAAATCCGATATTGAAATAGCTAAGTTCGTTTATCACAAAATTAAAGGTACAGAACTCGAACGTAATGTCTCCGGTAAATTGAGTGACAGAGGAAGGCCCAACAAATCTGATAAAGAAGATATAGTCATATCTGTTCTTGCAAATGAAGGTTGCGGGCAAATACAACGAGCCTATGTGAATGTCAATATATATGTCAAAGACTTATGGGACTCTGAAATCAAAACATGGGAAAAAGATTCAATCCGAATTTGTGAATTATGCGAACTATCGAAGTTTTTATTCGCTATACGAAAAGACGAATATCATACGGTTCCATCACAATGCAGTCAAAAAACTGATTCAACAGGAGTTTCATTTGAAGACGGACATACAGAGCATTTCATTAATAACAAACTGTACATAGAGATAAATAACGAATAAATTTTTAATATAAATTAGGTATATCATGGCAGTAATAGGATGGGGTAAGCCCCGTGTATTTATAAAAGATTTGGATGCTTCTGCTCCTAAATGGGAGGAATTACCTACCCCTGTGGAAGATTCTACACAGTTGACAACAACAAAAGGAGATAAACAAGAAGCAAAAATCGAAGGAGGCGAAAATGAGGATGTAAAGTATGGAAAGAATACCTATGCTTTGGCATTGAACATTCGTGCCGCAAAAGGACGTAAGCGTCCTGTAAGTGATAGCGATGGTGTTGTTGCACACAATTATGCCGTTGTTGTTCAACCGGAAGACCCAGAAGTTCAAGGCTTCTGTATGGAGAAAACGACAGTTTCCGTCGAAGACACCTTTACTTCTGCTGACGGTGGTGTTTGGGCATACACTTTTGATGCTTTGAAAGCAGCCGCCGATAAAAAACAAATTCAGTGGGGTAAAATCATCGTGACGGAATCCGGTGGAAACATCAGTAAAATTGAATGCGATCCTGAAGATGAGTCTGGAGACGGTGATAAATTCGAAGTAGCTCCTAATCCAAGTGTTGGTGGATAATTCAATAGGTTGTAGATAGAGCCAAACGTGGGGGCTTCGTACCCACGTGTTCTGCGTATCTAGTGTAACGGTAGCACATATACACTCCATGTATAAAGTTGTGGTTCGACCCCACAGTTGCGCTCAGTATAATTTATTTTGCATGGACAAAGAAGGGAAAATAATAGAAATGGATATTGCAGATACTATCATGGAAAGACCTTATGAGTTCCATATAGGAGAAATGCAATTCTACTTATACCCTGCCACATTGGGTAAAATATACCTTTTATCACGTCTTACCGAAAATTTAGAAATAAATAAAGACTTCCTTTCTCTAAATCCATATATGGAAGCATTACGATTATGCGATTCCAAAAGAGATATTATATGCAAAATATTGTCTTACCATACATTCGATAAAAAGGAAGAATTATTCAATAGCCACCTAATAAATGAAAGACGAAAGCTATTTGAAGACAACCTATCGAATGAAGAACTTGCTCAACTATTCATAATAGTGTTATCAAAGGATAACATTGACCAGTTTATTCAACACTTCAAGATTGATATTGAGAAAAAAGAACAAGAAAAAATATCAAGAATCAAGAAAAAGAAGTGTAACACTATAACCTTTGGAGGTAAAAGTATTTATGGTACTTTGATAGATATAGCCTGCGAACGCTATGGCTGGACTATGGACTATGTTGTATGGGGTATTAGTTATGCCAACCTGCATATGTTACTTAATGATTACATAACATCTATATACCTTACTGATGACGAGATAAAGAAATATCATATATCTACGGACCGAACATTTATAAACGGGGACGATCCTAAAAATATAGATAAAATAAAAGGCATGAAGTGGGATTAAAAGTAATAGTCAAGACTTACTTGTTCTTACTCATCTATAAGCTTTACCTATTCTTTCCCCCTTTACCGCTCCGTTTAACCAAGTCGATTTATCTATATCTACTACGAAACAGCCTTTTATTTGAATACCTGCATTTAATGCTTGTTCAAGGTAAGACTGAGCAAAATAATCAAAATTGGGATTGTTTATTGGTCGTACCCCTATGACTAAAAATCCTGCATCTGTTATTGTTGCTTTGTATATTCCAACGGACAAACCCATTATGGACTCGCAAAATGATTCTCCGTCCATTCGTACCTCTCGGCGAAATTGCAGCTCTTTCTTGTATAACAGATCTGTTATTTTGGTGTTTGAGAAGACCATGATTAATCCATATAAGCTATAGTCGGTGGCGTATAGTGAAATTTCATACGGATATTTCTTGTAGTCAAATTCGTATTTCCCTGATATGCCATCGTGTTCTTTCTTATACGAAGCAAGGTTTATTTTTTGAGATTTGAAGAAGTCAATAGCAGCCAAATAATGTTTTTTCCCATCTCCTTGTTTGCCAATTCCATTCCGCCTTACATCGACTTCATACAACGAATCATTGTAGAATCTCAATGAAGCGGACAATGCTATTTCTTCATCATCATGTAAAAACTTATACGAGAACCCGTTTCTCTCTTCACAGTATAGTTCAACAATCCCAGCTCTTGCAAGCGAATCGACAATAGTATGAGCCTCGTGTTCCGTCATGTTATATTCGAGTCCGAACGGTAGGTCTTTGGTATAATCAGTAGGATATTTATCTGTACAAGAATGGAATGAATAAATACATGTAAATATTAAGATGTAGAATATACGCTTCATAATCAATACTTATTTACCATCTTGAAAATATTATTTATCAGCACATTTTTTCGCCAAATCCAGACCCTCTTTAAGACCATCGGCATAATTAAAAATATCATCGATAGTCTCAATGTCAATCCATTCATTCGTCTTGTAGTTATCCTTTGGCAAGCATATTTTTTTACTCCGTTTCCCTATATAAATGCGGCAAATCCACCACCATGTACTACCATCTATGTTCACGGAAAAATAAGTCTTGTAGTCGTTATATTGAATACGAGATACATCTACATACTGCCTCAATATACTGCGCACAATGTTATAGGCATCTATCTCCTCTTGTGTAGTAACTATACCTTTTTCTCGGTCTTGAAATACTACACCATCGGGAAGTTTTTCTTCGTTTATTTCGTCCGACTGTTGATTTCCATTCTCAACCTCCTGTGGCATTTGCTTTTCCTCCTTATTCTCATTCTTCATAGCCACATTCAAACGGTCGGATATAATATCGTTAATCACCGAAGCAATGGATTTCTTAACAATAGGTCTATATTGGTCCACAAGTTTTGCCGTATATTTCCCATCATTAAGATTACGGACAAAATAACGTGTAAATTCATCGTCCGGCATTTGGAAATTACGATTAAGCATTTCTTTTACTTGTATCGTGATTTGTAACTCTTGTGCCGTACTCAATATATCTTGCTCATTATAATAAGACTTATGAAACTTTTTCAGTTGCTCAATATCGTTGTCCGATAAATCGAGCATATTTACCACAAGGAACGGCTTTTCGTCCATTATGTTCACCTTTTCTAAATCTGTATAAAAGCGATATTCTATTCCATTCGTCAAGACCCCAAACCTAGCCTTTGAAGCAACAAAATATCTTTGTAACTGAGTGTCATGTAAATTCAAGTTTTGTTTACAATGCTTGCATTCTATAAGTAGTATAGGATTTTCGTCCTTCATTATGGCATAGTCTATTTTTTCGCCTTTCCTCTTAACTAAGTCACAATCCATTTCCGGTACAACCTCAAAGGGATTGAATACATCATACCCCAATGCTGCTATCACAGGCATTACAAAAGAGGTTTTTGTCGCTTCTTCCGTTGCTATGCTATCCTTCTGTTTAGCAATTTTCTCTACAATCTGTTGAATTGTATCTTTGAAATCCATATCTTATGCCGTTAAGATTGTTTCGTCAAAAATATAATACAATAATCATTTATTAAAATATTTATACTCACACATTAGTTAAACTTTATTAACTCTATTCTATTTTATCAAAAGTATATGAATTTCATACACTTTTGTATATTTGCAAATGATGTGATGTTACATCTACCCCTTTTAATCGAAAAGACTCATGGCCGGACTTCATTTTGATATAACAGGCGACAATTCTAATTTTCTTCGTAAACTACGAGAAGTAGAAACCGGAGTAACCAATACTTCTAAGGAAATAGAAAAAAATGGATTGGGCATAGAAGATATGTTCAACAAAATGACGAAAGCAGCTGCAGCTTTTGGGGCTGGCTTTACAGCAAAAGAACTTATCCAAAATATTATACAAGTAAGAGGTGAATTTCAACAATTAGAGGTCGCCTTTACCACTATGCTTGGAAGTAATGAAAAGGCAAACGTCCTTATGGCTCAGCTCACAGAAACAGCCGCCAAAACTCCATTTGATCTACAAGGTGTTGCCAATGGAGCTCGTCAATTACTGGCTTACGGTACTTCTGCTGAAGATGTTAACGAGACTCTTATACGATTAGGGAACATTGCAGCCGGACTTTCACAACCTTTGGGAGACTTAGTATATCTCTATGGTACAACTATGACACAAGGTCGACTTTATACACAGGACCTAAACCAATTCACTGGACGAGGTATTCCAATGATAAAAGAACTTGCCAAAGAATTTGGAGTAGCTGAAAGTGAAATCAAAGGAATGGTAGAAGCTGGTATGATAGGGTTTCCAGAGGTTCAGAAAGTCATACAGAACCTTACCAACGAGGGTGGTATGTTCTTTAACTTAATGCAAGAACAAAGCAAAACCATTACCGGACAGATTTCTAACATAGGAGATAGTTTCTCGATGATGTTGAACGACATCGGCAAAGCGAATGAAGGTATTATCAATGATGCATTATCCAGCGTCTCTTATTTGATAGAAAACTATGAAAAAGTAGGAAAAATACTAATTGAATTGGTCGGTACATACGGAGCATACAGAACTGCGCTCATTACTATTTCCGCCATTGAGAATTTGCGCTATCAAGCCACTCTTGCTCACATGGCAGGATTGACAAAGATGCAAGCTATTATTACCGTTCTGAAAACGAAAACGGATGCTCTAAATGTAGCAATGGCAAAAAATCCATATGTTGCAGTAGCAGCGGCAATAGCAGCACTAGGTTTAGGTATTTATAAATTAGTCACTTATCAAACAGAAGCAGAAAAGGCACAGGAAAGGCTGAATGCTGCGGAAAAAGAATCTGAGAAAGCATCCTTATCTGAGCAAAGGGAACTTGCTAAGCTCAAGGGAGAATTATCTGCATTAAAAGAAGGTACAAATGAATATAATACCGTCAAAGAAAAAATTGTTGCAGGGTATAGCAAGTATTATGAAGGTCTAGAAGAAGAAATCAATAAAGTTGGACTCACGGAAGAAGCATATAAAAAACTCACAGATGCAATCACGCATTCTTACGGGGCAAGACAATACCAGCAATTCAAGTCGCAGCAGGAAGATTGGTTGGACAACATAATGTCCGATAATCTCGGAAAGATACAAGACCGCCTATATAGCGAGTTAGGAGATAAAGAAGGTGCAAAACTCTATTCACAAATCTACCATGCCATATTGGAACGAAGAGATTTGGATGCTGCGATCCAAGACAAACTAAATAAAATACAAGGCAAAGGTACGATTTTTGCGGATTCACGTATTGACACATATATCTCCAATATCCGAGAAGCGCAAAAAATAACAGAGGATTTAGATGGAAAAGCGCGTGAAAAGTTTGGCGTTACAAGTATAAATACCTCTCAACAGACAGCAAATGAGCCATTTTCCACCGAAGGTAAATCCATCTCCCAACTTGAAGAAGAAATCAAGAAGGCTGAAACCTCACTTGCATCATTAAAAAAGGCTCTTGCAGACGGCAGCGGAACAAAAGAAGCCGTGGATCAACAAGAAGCTTATATCAAGTCACTTCAAGACACTGTACTTGAACGTGAGAAAGATTTGAGGGTAATCAATGAAGTCAAAACACAAATCTCAAAATTAGAGAAAGAGCAGGGAGAAACTGTAAGCGGAAGCAAGGAATACAATGCGTTACAATTACGAATTGACGCACTCCGTGCAAAGCTACCTAAAACAGCCACCGGATCGACTGACATAAACGCCTATACCGACCAGCTGAACAGGATTAAAGAACTCCGTAAAAAAAATGCAAGTGAGCGAATACGACTTGATACGGATTTGGAGAACCAAGTAGAACAAGCTCGGATAAATGCGATGGAGGACGGCTTAGACAAAGAAATGGCGCAACGTGAACTGAACAACAAAATAGAATTACAAGACATCGAAAGACAGAAGCAGGAATATATCCGTAAAATTACGGAGGCGCAAAGACAAATATTTGAAGCAGAGGAGAACGCCAAAGCCGCCAAAGATAAGAACTACAAGAAAAAGGCGTTTGACCCTTCCTCTGTCTCTGTTGATACATCGATGTTTGACAACATGTCAGAATACACCAAACAGAAGCAGGCCAACGAAACGTCAAATTATTATAACAATATTCTCGCCAAATACCAAGACTATACAGCAAAGCGTTTAAGCGTTGAAAAGAAATACCAGAATGATTTAGCAAATCTGGAAAAAGCGGGAGGTACGGAGGCGCAAAAGGCTGAATTGTCCTATCAGCGGAAAGAAGCATTAAACGCTATTGATAAAGAATTTGCCATGCGTGAAGTTTCTTTTCAGACGTGGGCAAATAGTATAACAAATATGAGCTTGGACGAACTGGAACGGTTGCTTACCGAAGCGGAACAGGAATTAGCACGCATGGAAAATGAAGGAGGGACAAACGGAAACGAACTTGCAGTGCAGCGTGCAAAGGTAACGGCAACGAAAGACCGAATCGCCAATATAAAAAGTAAAGAAAGCACATCGCCGGATAAACGAAGTATTAAAGAGTGGCAGGAGTTGTATAAAACTTTATCTAAGGTAGAAAGAGAGTTTGAAGAACTTGGAGATACAATAGGGGGCACGGTCGGTGAAATTATATCCGCAGCCGGAAGTATCTCCTCTTCTACGTTACAAATGATTGATGGTATTGTAACACTTGCAAATAGTTCTTCTACTGCCATGTCAGGAACGGCCGAAGCTGCATCTACGGCAATTCAGAATGTAGAAAAAGCTTCCGTAATACTGTCGATTGTAG